GAGCTGGTCATGTTCTAAGTGCCACGCGGTCAATGGCCTCACAAAGCCGTAAATACCGGGGATTCTCTACCGAGAGAGTCGTAGCCAAGTACCTTTCGACTTGGTGGCCACACGCAGATATCGGTAGAGGGGCTGGAAAAGATATAACACATGTCCCGTTCGACATGGAAGTAAAGGCTAGATCGGCGTTCCAGCCAAAGGCATGGATCGATCAGGTCACAAAGAGGGCAAGTAAAGCTGGTGACTTGCCTATCGTAGTGAGTCGATTGAATGGCCAAGGGGAGAAGAGTCCAGAGGACTACCTAGCCTTCATGAGATTAGGTGATCTGGTCGATCTATTGCTAAAGGCAGGTTACGGTGATTTCAAGGGCGATATTGGTACACTTGAACCTATGAGATGCAATATGTGTGGCGCATGGGCGTTCACTCAAGTATGCAGAATGTGTCAGAGTGATCCAGATGCCAACCTATGAATTCGAGTGCGATAACGATAAGTGTGAAAGCAATGCACGAGTAGAAGAATGGCTATCTATCAATGAGCCTCACGACTTAGAATGCCCGTTCTGTCATAGTCCAATGCACAAAGTTTACAGCTCTATTGGAGTTTCATTTAAGGGGTCAGGATTCTATAGTACGGACAATCGATGAGCGACACGCCTCTGAACAGGACTTATACCAACGTCCTTGACACGTCTGGTACTCTCAGGGCTAGAGCCCATCAGGGGCTCAACGCGAGCCCGATAGGGCTAGCTCGCGTGGTAGCACTCGCTATTGGGATATCTCTATCTATAGCTACGCCCCTAGATGCTAAGGCGAATGACCTAGCAATTCAACAGCTGAAACAATTAGCCAATTACCAACTCACTGATAAGCAGTATGGATGCCATAACGAGATAGTGCATAGAGAGTCTAGATGGAACCATAAGGCAGTAGGTAACCTCAATGGTACTAAGCAGGTGTATGGGCTATATCAGATGAAGACTGAGAGCCTAAGGGTATCTACACCTATTAAGCAGTTCTGGATGTATTGGCATTATGTAGCACATAGGTATGGGCATACTGAGTATGATGAGCCTAACTACTGTAATGCGTTACAACATTTAAAGACTAAGGGATGGCAATGAGTACCAAGCGCGGAGATCCTCGAGGGACTAGAGCTTACAAAGCCAGACGCTTAGAGGTACTGCAACGTGACCAGTGGTCATGCTTCTACTGCATGCAGCCAGCGACTACAGTCGACCACGTCATTCCAATCATCCAAGGTGGGGATCCGATTGCATTTGATAACCTTGTCAGCTGCTGTGCATCATGCAATAGCAGCAAGGGATCACGTTCAGAAGGCTCTTTTTTAGCACGCAAGGCCACCCCCCCTGTCTTTTCTGGCAATATCTACCCGATGCAGTCCAGACCGATGCCAGACTCACCCTTTACTGCCCGACCAGTCACAGACAGTCCTGACTAGTGGCAGCTCGTAAGCAGCCGCTACGAGGGGCAACCAAGGCAAGGCTCCACAGTCCACTTCTCAAGGGCAAAACACGCTCAGATGAGATCGCTAAGATGGCTGAGGATCTAGGCATGCCGTTACTGCCGTGGCAGAAGTGGATGCTCGATGACATGATGCGAGTTGACGCTAAAGGGATGTACATTCGCAAGACTTCGCTCTGCCTAATCGCTCGCCAGAATGGCAAGTCCCATCTAGGGCGCATGCGCGTCATCTGGGGGCTGTTCTATGGAGGCGAGACAAAGCATCTCATCATGTCTTCCAACCGAGCAACTGCCCTTATGACCTTCCGAGAGATCGCTTGGATCATAGAGAATGCGCCTCACCTAAAGGCCGGAACTAAAGCCATCAGATACGCAAACGGCGGCGAACGTATAGAGCTTCTTAACGGGGCAACGCTTGACCTCGTATCAGATACTCGTGACTCATCTCGTGGACGCACCGCAGACTTTCTCTGGATCGATGAAGTACGAGAGATTAGTAAGGATGGCTACACAGCTGCAATCCCTACGACTCGCGCCAGACCTAATTCACAGACTTTGCTTACCTCCAATGCTGGCGACGCATTCTCCGAGACCTTAAACACGCTAAGAGAAAGAGCTTTATCTGCACCGCCTAAATCATTCGGATTCTATGAATGGTCAGCACCGCAATACTGCAAGATTACAGACCGCAATGCATGGGCAATGAGTAACCCTGCTCTCGGTTACACAATATCGGAGGAGTCACTTGAAGAAGCTGTCGCAACAAATAAGATTGAAGATATTAGGACTGAACTTCTATGCCAATGGATTGATTCTCTACAGAGTCCATGGCCTCATGGCGTACTTGAGGCAACCTCCGATGCCACGCTCCAGATTCCGATCGGTGGCTATACAGTATTTGGCTTCGATGTATCTCCATCTCGCCGCAATGCGAGCCTCGTTGCTGGTCAGATTATGGGTGACGGAAGAATCGGCGTCGGGATTCTCCAGACGTGGGAGTCGCAAGTCTCGGTCGATGACCTAAAGATCGCAGCTGAGATCAAGGGATGGGCTGATCAATATCGACCTAAGATGATTTGTTATGACAAGTACACGACTCAATCGATTGCTGAGAGATTGGCTAATGCAGGACAGATAACTCAGGACGTGTCAGGCCAGCAGTTCTATCAGGCTTGCTCTGACCTTCTTGACGGCATGGTCAATGGTCGAGTAGTCCATAATGGACAAGAAGAATTAATTAAGCAGATGAACAACTGCGCGGCTAAGACTAACGATTCAAGCTGGCGCATCGTAAAGCGTAAGAGCGCTGGCGATGTATCCGCGCCAATCTCCCTTGCCATGGTTGTGTCAATGCTATTAAAACCACAACAGGTTGCGGCTATCTACACCGAATAGCACAACATGTAGTGTATAATTGCGGTCTATGGGTATCCTCTCGCGCCTTACAGGTGCAACACCGAAGGCCAATGTTGAAGCGCAATACGCACCGCAGGTTCTTGGTGAGTATTCGCCTTATGCGATGCCGTTCCAATTCGCTTACGTCGGACGCACAGAAGCAATGGGAGTTCCGGCACTAGCTCGATGCCGCAATCTTTTGGCTGGCACAATCGGCACAATCCCTCTCGAACTTTATAAGAAATCAACAGGCGAAGAATTAGGCAAGCCACTATGGCTTGATCAACCTTCTTACTCTCAGCCTCGTTCAGTAACTATTGCTTACACAGTTGATTCACTTCTATTTTACGGACAAGCATTCTGGCAAGTAGTAGAGACATACCAGGAGGATGGCCGACCATCTCGCTTCGAGTGGATTGCTAACAGTCGCGTAACTGCCACACTCGATCGCGATAATGTATTCGTAAAGTCTTATGCCATCGATGGCACAACAGTACCGATGGATGGCCTCGGATCTTTAATCACATTTCAATCGCTAAGCGATGGCATTCTCAACACAGGAACATCGACTATCCGCGCAGCGCTTGACATCCAGAAGGCCAGCGTTATAGCAGCGGCCACTCCAATGGCGTCTGGGTATCTAAAAAATACTGGCGCAGATTTACCACCTGTAGAAGTCCAAGGATTACTTGCAGCATGGAAGTCTGCCCGTCAAAATCGTTCTACGGCTTATCTGACATCAACTCTCAATTATGAGACAGTCGGATTCAGTCCTAAGGACATGATGTACAACGAGGCCATTCAGAACCTTGCTACTGAGATCGCTCGCTTATGCAACGTGCCGCCTTACTACGTTTCAGCAGATCAGAACACGACAATGACTTATGCGAACGTGACTGAAGAAAGAAAGCAATTCTTGACACTTTCTTTACAGCCATTTATTTCAGCCATCGAAGATCGTCTATCGATGGATGACATCACAGCTCGTGGCAACATCGTCAAGTTTGACATCGACAAAAATTATCTCCGCACAGATCCACTCGTAGAACTCTCAATTATCCGTGAACTTCTTGATCTCCAGCTAATCACTCAGGAGCAAGCCATGGAGATGACAGACCTAACACCTAACGGAAGCGAAGGCATGCAATGAAAGAGATGCTCACATTCTCAGCAGAACTTACAGCAGACGCGTCAGAGCGCACTATTTCTGGCAAGATCGTCCCTTTTAATGGCGAGGTAGGAAATACATCTGCCGGAGCCGTCGTCTTTGAGCGTGGCGCGATTAATATCGCTGACTCATCTAAAGTGAAGCTCCTTCTGGAGCACGATCCTAAGCAGCCAATCGGCCGCGCTCAATTCTTTAATGAAACAGAAGACGGAATCTTTGCATCCTTCAAGATTTCTAAATCATCACGCGGCACAGATGCTCTCATCGAAGCTAGCGAAGAACTTCGTACTGGTCTTTCAGTCGGAGTTATGGTCAATGCAGCCAAGCCTAAGAATGGCGTGCTGTATGTATCGAGCGCTGACCTGCTCGAAGTGAGTCTGGTACAGGCAGCAGCCTTTAAGTCTGCGGCCGTTACCGATATAGCGGCGTCTGAAGATGAAGCCGTTGAAGAAACCCTACCAACAGAAAGCGAGACAGCCACAGTGGAATCCACTCCAGCAGTCGAAGCAACACCTACAGTTGAGGCTGCCGCAGTTGAAGCTGCTCGCCCTGCTGTCACAGCAATGGCTTACACAAAGCCAAGAATCGAAGTAACAGCTGCAAAGTATGCAGAGCAGTCAATCCGCGCAGCACTTGGCGATGACTCAGCTCGTCAGTACATCGCAGCAGCAGACAACACAACTGACAACGCTGGTCTCGTACCAACACGTCAACTTTCAGAGATCATCAATCCTCTCGGTACAACTATCCGCCCATCAATCGATGCAATCTCTCGTGGAGTGCTTCCAGATGCAGGTATGACTTTCGAGATCCCTAAGATCACTGCGATGCCTACAGTTGCAGTTGCAGCTGAAGACGCAGCATTTTCTAACACAGATCAGAACTCTGCATTCCTAAGCGTAAGCGTTGCAAAGTACGCAGGACAACAGGTCTTCTCAGTAGAATTGCTAGATCGTACATCTCCAGCATTCTTCGATGAACTCGTTCGCAACATGGCAGCAGCTTATGCTAAGTCAACTAACGCAGCAGTAAACGCTGCACTCATTTCAGGTGCGACACTTGACGCAACTACAGTTGCAACATATCCAACAGCAGCCGAGCTTCTCGGTATCGTTGCTCGTGGATCAGCATCTGTCTATGGCGCAACAGCAGGACTTCCAAATCCATTCGCTCGCAACATGGTTGTCTCAACTGGACAATGGTCTAACATCATGACCTTGAATGATTCAGGACGCCCTATCTACAACGCTTCACAGCCACAGAACGCAGGCGGCGTTGTAACACCTACATCACTCACAGGTAACGTTGCAGGACTTAACCTCTACGTCGATCCAGAGAATGCTGGCGATGGCGATGGCACAATCCTCATCATCAATCCAGATGCGTACACATGGTACGAGTCACCAACTTACCGACTACGCGCAGAATCAACAGCTGCTGGTCAGGTAACAATTGGCTACTACGGCTACGGCGCAATCGCGACCAAGGTCGGCGCAGGCGCATTTAAGAACAACAAGGCGTAAGCCACACTAAGTCGCTGGCAGGGTAGTGCCCTTCTACCCTGCCAGTCTTTAGAAAGGATAAGAGCATGGCATTGACAACAGTTGCAGAGCTTCGCACCGCCCTAGGCGTTGGCACTCTCTATACTGATG